CTACGGGTACGATTCACTGAAGGAGTTTTTCCTTTCGATAGCTCCGAGCTTCAAGTATAACCTACAACTTCCTGCAATATCCTTCAGTGCCATTACCGCAATAATCAGCGAATACATAGGTATCACTCCTTTTCTGGCAATGACCATGTTGGTGGCGATTGTTTCTGAGATGTGGACGGGTATCCGGGCAAGCAAGGTTCAGGGCATAGGTTTTGAATCTTTCCGCTTTTCCCGGTGTATCATCAAATTGTGTATCTGGCTGGCCATCATTTACATTATCCATTCTTTCTATCTGGAAAGCAAGGCTATGGCGGAAGGTGACGCTGTCATGCTGCTGGCTACCGTATTCTTTTCCATCGCCAAAGTGTTTGTCATGACCTGGTTCTGCGTGGAGCATGTGACCAGCATATTGGAAAACCTTGCCGTTATTGATGGAAAACCGAAGGATACTCTAATCAGACAGGTGGAAATATTATGGGTGACGGTTACGGACAAATTCAAAAGGAAAGGTGATGGGACGGAACGCTAAGTGCATATTCCTATGTGCGGTTATCACACTTCTTGCCGGCTGGACGGGATATTGGTTTGGTTCCCGCTTCCGGAGTATCGTCCGCGTTCCGGAAACGGTTGTCCGCCATGATACGATACGTCCCGAAGTGCCCAAACCGAAAGTGATTGTCAGGGAAATACCTGCTGACGTGGATACGGCAGCTATATTGGCTGACTATTTTGCGGAGAAGCATTATCTAGATACAATCATTGAATATCCTTATCTGCGAGTGGAACTGGCGGATGTAATATCACATAACGCCTTGCTTGACCGAACGGTAGCGGTGGATTATAGGCAGCCGGTTGTTCATAACAATGCTTTGACGGCAAGTATCTTGCTGGGAAGTCATAGTTACATACTTTTGGCAGGATACCGCCGCAAATCCTGGGAGTTTAGAGCCGGATATGATTGGTATAACAAGGCTATGGTAATAGGTATATCTAAAGACATAAAAAAATGGTGATACAGGGATTGGACGATGGAGGAGTGTATTTTTCCGGTAATTTGACCGATGTGGCCATTACCGGTATAAACGAGTATGTTGATATCAGTCTGAGTGTGGCGGGTACCTATATAATGAGTTATGAAAGGTTCTATCCCGTAGCGGGCAAGGTTATCCTGCCAGATTTCGACAAACTGATAAACTGTTATTTCACTCCCGCTGATTTCTCAGCACTGAATGATTTTTATACGGGCGACATACGGAACATCTACATTTATTGCCGGGACAAAAATACAGCCGTGTCTCGCAGTGTAACAGTTTGGTATTCCAGAGGCAGGGTCTCAACCGGCGTGCCTGAACCCGGAATGATTTATAGACGGTATAAAAGCGTAAATACCGCTATAGGCCGGGAAGAATACTTGCCGTTCTTTGCAGATGCCGCCATGACATTGCATATCGGTCTGGCGCATGTCCGTAATGGAGTGGAGAAATATACCCGAAAATCCGTCGCGCTGGGTGGACGGACCGGCATGCTTGCTTTTCGGGTGTCTCCGGCGAGGATTGCATCGCTTTCCGGGATTTCTGCCGATGCCATACTCTATTATGACGTGACTGTTACAGCCGGTATCGGCAGTGCGGACCAAATCAGGTACTGCATGGACAGGCATTATTACCGGAATACAAGTAATTTTATCTACCTCAACAGCTTCGGATTACCGGAGACTATCGCCTTGACCGGACTTGTGGAGTATAATCCCGAACTGAATGGTGAAATCGTGTCGCTCATGCAGGAAGATATAAGGATAGACCCCGGATTGTCGGATGTCAGAACAGTAAACAGCGGTTATCTCAGTATTGCCAAGTACAAAGCCCTGACAGATATGATAACGTCCGCTGATATCCGTGTATATGATACTGCTGGGCAGAGAAAGATAGTGGTTACGGATGTGGATCTGCTGCACAGGCGGAGCGGAAGCGAGATGTTCAGCGTTACAGTGACATACCGTCCTTCAGAACGCGGTCACATGGGATTTGAACGGATACGCAATGACAAGAAAGGTATTTTTGACCGGACATTCGATTATACATTTAACTGATTCAATATGGAAACAATACGCAGAAATCTGGCTTTGGCCGACATGGATATCCGCACGGACGAACGCGGGCGCCGGCGCATCTTTTCAATCAAGTTCGTCAGCAAGGAAGGCAGGGTGTATTTTATTCCCCAGGCATACGCATGCGGTGCAGGGCGCATGAACATGAAGGAGTACCAGCTCCGGGGCGTACAGCCCTGTGATTGCAAGGGTAATCCCGAAGGACACCCCTACCCTGTGGATATCGACCTGATATTAGAGTATAATAAAATGAAAATCGTATTCTGATGAATATACTGTTTAATTCAAGCGGCATTCCCCTGCTGATGCAGTCTACATACATATTCGGTGAGACGACGGGAACACCGCAGAAAGATATGAAGGACCGTGCCCGAATCCTGTCGCCATACGACTTGTCGAATGTCTCCTATATAGACATCGACGGGGTGAAGGTGCGCCCATGGGGAGACGAGAACGATTTTCCGCAGAAAGCGGCCGAGGAAATCGGCAACACCAGCGTGCTCAATACCGGATTGAAGTTTCTCCGTAACCTGACTCTCGGCCAGGGTATTTATCCATGCACAGTGGCCGGTTACGACGATGGCCGGGTACAGGCTTTTATTTCATCCCGGAACGTGCGGCGCTACATGGAGAAGGTGCTGCGGGACTATTTGAAGTTCGGCAACGGCGCCGTCCAGTTCGTGCCTTCAGCAACGGTTAACTCTTTTGCCGGAGTCAATCCGGTCAATGCTCTTTATCGACGCTATTCCGAGATGGACGAATACGGTGCCTGCAAGTGTATCGTTTCCGGCTATTGGCCGCAGCATCCGGACAAGGGGCAATACACCAGACTGGATGTATTGTCCGAATATGACCCGCAAATGCACGCCGAGGTACTGAAGTTTGCCGGAAAGATGAAGGATGGTTTCATCATGCCGGTGCGTGACAGCTGGAGCAATGATGACCTTTACGGTATGCCTATTTGGTGGCCTGCCTACGTCTGCGGATGGGTGGAGATAGCCCATCTTATCCCCCATTTTCTCAAAAAAGCCTACAAGAACCAGATTACCTGGAAGTGGCATGTACAGATACCGTATTCCTATTGGGAGAAAAAATATCCGTCCAAAGACTATTCGGCCAAGGAACGTGAGGCGGCCATACAGAAGTACATGGACTCTGTGGAGCAGAACCTTTGCGGCCCGGATAATGCGGAAAAACCCATTTTCTCGCATTATGCCGTGAACGAGATGAACGGCAGGATTGAGGAAGAATGGAAAATCAAACCGCTGGAGAATAAATACCAGGGCAGTGATAATCTGCCTGTGTCGG